GTATGAATGCTGGGCAGTTGCGTCACCGTGTGGAAATTCTCCAACGGGTGAAAGAAAAGGACAAGTCTGGTGCGACGGTGTCTGTTTGGCGGCCTTTGGCTAAATTGTGGGCCGATGTGCGCCATGTGTCCGGTTCGGAGACGATGCGGAATGATGTGTTGACGGCTTCGGTACGCGCTTCTGTGCGGATTCGCTGGCGAACGGGTATTTCTGCTGATATGCGCGTCAAGACGGAGAATGGGATTTATGTGATTCGCGCGGTCATCCCTGATTTGCGCCGGCGTGAATTTTTGGATTTGACGTGTGAGAGCCTGCCTGATGAAAGTGGAAATTGATGCGGATTTTTCCGATGCGATTGCGCGGTTTGACAGTTTGCCGGAAGCAGTAGGCGAGAAACTGCGCTGGGCGGCGTTTAAAGGCGTGGAATTGTTGCGTGATGAGGTTAAGATTCAGGCTCCACGCAGTCACAAACGCCATTATTTTTACAGTAAGGGCAGCCGAAATGCGGATGGAAGCAAAAGGCGTTATGCCTTTGAGCCGGGCGATTTGAGAGGCTCGGTTTTTGCTTTTTATGATAAGTCGGCATCGGTTGACGGCCGTCGTGCTGTGTATCAGGTCGGTTGGCGTGATAGAGAGGGCAGTCGTGGCCGGTATGAGGGCGGTTCGCTGAAGGCCGTCCCTTATGGCTATATGGTGCATAACGGCGTTCGCCGTAAAAACGGCAAATCTATTGCTGGTCGTCCGTTTGTATCTATCGCCTTGCGGATTCAGGAGGCGAAGATGGAAGCGGCGATGTTGAATGCAGTTTTGGAGGTAGTCAATGGACAGCTTGCTGATTAGGGCCATCAATCAGGCGGTGCCTGATGTTGATGTGTACCATGACTTCGCGCCGGAAGAAGCTGAGTTTCCGTTGGTGATTGTGCAGCGCGTTGGCGGCGCAGGTAATTTGTTTATCGATCCGCTGGAGGAAGACGGCTATCAGGTGCGGTTTTCTGTTTCGGTGTGGGATGTTGACAGGCTGGGCGCGGTTGCGAAGAGTATTGAGATTGAGAAGTCGGTCTTGTCTTCGCTTGAGGCTTATGCCGTGTCGGCGGCTGAGTCGGTTGTTTTGGATGATGACCGGCGCGGTATGGTTCAAGATTTTGTGATTACCGCTTAGGTTGCGGTTTAACGGCGGCTGTCTGTTTCAGACGGCCTTTTTTATTTG